GTTTGGGGCTGGAAAGAAATTCCATATGAAGTAGAATTAGCCTGCAAGATTCAGGCAGCAAGATTATTTGTTAGAAAGCAGTCTCCATTTGGTATTGCAGGATCTGTAGAACTAGGAACAGTTCGTTTGAACTCTCGTCTAGATCCAGATGTTGAGATGCTTCTAAAAACATTCCGCAGAAACTTTGGATTGGCTTACTAATGGCTATTTCCAATATTAGTGGTGTAAGAGATGCACTCAGAAACAATCTGGAAACAATCAATGGACTACGAGTTTATGATACAATACCAGATGTAGTAGTTCCACCATGTGCAGTAGTAGGACAATTAGATTTCACATTTGATGTTAACAATATGCGTGGTTTAGATCAAGCATCTGTTGATGTATTTGTGATAGTTCAGAGAATCTCTGAGCGAGCAGGACAAGATAAACTTGATAATCTATTAGCGGGAACTGGAAATGGCTCAATCAAAACTGCGCTAGAATCAGATAGATCATTAGGTGGTCTTGTTGATACACTAAGAGTTATAAGTGCAGAAAGTGGTACTTATACTTCTGGTGAGCAATCATTTTTATCATACCGTTACAACCTCACAATTTGGGGCTAAGGAGAAATAATGGAATACATAGTAACTTCGCCAACACAGGTAGGTGGCAAATCTACTGGCGAAACATTCACAGAACAAGAATTGCTTGACCTTGGAGCCTCAATAGATTTTCTTTTGGCCTCTGGAGGAATAGCAAAAAAGCAAGGAACAGCAACACAAGCACCATCAGCAAGACAGACACCAGAAGTGAAAGAAACACCAAAGGTGGATGAAATTAAAGACACATTCAACAATGAAGGAGATAAATAATCATGGCTCGTTTAGTATTAACAGACGCAGTAGTAACACTAGAAACAACTGATATCTCAGAATATATTTCTAGCGTAACACTTAGCACACCAGAAGATGTAGTTGAGACAACAGGTTTTGGACCAACAGCATCACGCACAAGAACATCAGGATTAAAGGATCATTCAGTAACAATTGAGTTCATGAATGACTTTGCATCAGGTGCTCTTGAGCAACTAATCACAACAATTGGAATTGGAAACTTGGCAGATTTTACAATCAAGCCAACAGCAGCAGCAGTTTCTGCAACAAACCCAATTTACAAGGCAGATGACTCAGGGTCAGGTGCAACAAAGGCAGGACAACTTCTAATTTCAGAATGGACTCCTCTAAACGGAGCCGTTGGCGAACTAGCAACTGTTTCTGTTACATGGCCTGTAAGCGGACAAATCGTAAAGGCAATAGCGTAACAAATGCCAAAACTAGTCTTAACTAATCCCAAAATAACTTTAGATGCTAACTCAAGTTACACTGGTGGCTATGATGTTTCTAATCATTGCTCTTCCATAAGTTTGGGAACTGTTTATGACTTGGTTGAGGTTACGCAAGTTGGAGATATTGCAAAGAAGATGGTTGCAGGGCTTGAGGACAATTCTTTAAGCCTTGAACTAATGCAAGATTTTGGTGCATCGCAACTTGAATCTGTAATATATCCAAATAGGGGACTACTTATTTACTGTACAGTAAGACCAGAAGATGCTGCTATAAGTGCTACGAATCCTGAATACAGGTTTAGGGCACTTGTTAGCGAATGGGCTCCCTTAACTGGAAGTCCAGGATCACTGGCCACTGTAACGGTGAACTGGCCAATTTATGGCCCAATAGATAAAAAACTAACACCTTGAAAGGGGACAAAAATGGACGGACTACATATAAAAGTAAAAACTGTTGACGGGTTTGAGGGAACACTATCTCTAAGACCACGAGCAATAGTTGCATTTGAGCAAAAGTTTGGCAAGGGTTTTGCTAAACTTCTTAGCGAAGATCAGAAACTTGAACATATCTACTTCCTTGCACACAGTGCTTTGAAGGACAGTGGTCAGGTTGTAAAGCCTTGGGGAGACACCTTCCTTGACACTTTAGAAAGTGTTGAGTTGGTAGTAGACCCAAATTTAGAATCCACAGAGACAGCCTAACATATTCGTTAGCAATGATTTCTGTGGAAACAGGCATAGCACCAAATGACTTAATGGATGCACCTGATGGTGTACTTGAGTCAATGGTTATTTATCTAAAACAACGATCAAAGGATGCGAGCAAGCAATGAGTAAAGATGTGATAGTGTTAACTGGAGTAACAGAAACACTAAAAGCATTGGACCAATTTGATAAGCAGGCAGTTAAAGAGTTTAATAAAGTAATTAATAGAGAACTCAAAGTTGCCAAAGAAGAAGCCCAAGGCTTCGTCAAGTCAGAGTCTCCACTAAGTGGATGGTCCACTCAGCCTGCTCGCAACCCTCGTAGTCGTGGTGGTGCAGGATGGCCTGCTTGGGACCAGAGTGTTATCAAAGCAGGTATTACTGCTACAAAATCGCAGGGTAAGGTAAATAAATCTAAGGGCTATACAACCTCAGCAGGTGCATTAAAGAATAGATCTGCAGCAGGTGTTATTTATGAATTAGCAGGTAGAACAAATAGAGGAACTGGTACATTTATTAGTAACCTTGAAAAGAAAGAACAACAGGCTTCTCGTTTAATCTGGAGATCTGTAGATAATAATAAAGATAGAATTGTAAGAAATGTTGAACATGCATTTAACAATGTTAAGCAAAAGTTACAGCAAAACCTAAATATGAGGAGGAATTAATAAATGGCTACAGGTGCAGTAATTGCCAGAATTCTTACCCAATATTCAGATAAAGGTTCTAAGGCAGCAGCAAAAGATATCCAGAAGATGGGTAAAAGATTTGACGACTTTAGTAAAAGAGCAGTCAAGTCCTTTGGTATTGCTGCAGCAGCAAGTGCTGCATTTGCAGTAAAACTAGGAGTAGACGCTGTAAAGGGTGCAGCAGCAGATGAAAAGCAGCAAACTCTTTTGGCAGGTGCTATTCGTAATACAACAAAAGCAACAGATGAGGCTATTGCTGCCAACTCTAAGTTTTTAGATTCTCTTGAATTACAGGTAGCAATTGATAATGAACAACCTATGCCTGCATTACAAAGACTGGTAACTTCAACTGGAGATCTTTCACAAGCACAAGCATTACTATCTCTTTCAACAGATGTTGCAGCAGCAAGTGGAAAAGATTTAAGTGCAGTTTCTGTAGCCCTTTCCAAAGCAGTAAATGGGCAGTTTGGTGCACTACAAAAATTAGGATTACCTCTTGACGCTGCTGCTATTAAGTCAAAAGACCTTGGAAAGATATTAACTGACCTAGCAAACATAAGCAAAGGACAGGCTGCAGCATCAGCAAATACTTTTTCTGGAAGATTAGAAACGCTAAAGTTAGCAACCAATCAAGTAAAAGATGCCTTTGGCGCAGCATTAATTCCTACCCTTGCAACATTTACTGGTTATTTAACTACAAGAATAATTCCTAATTTAGACTATTTTACCTTTTTGTTTCAAGACAAAATAAGAGTAGCAATAGAAAATTCAACAAAAGCCATAAAAGAAGTTGCTACTGCTTTTAAAAACATTTACAATGCAGTTAGAGGAATCAATGAGGTTTTGCCACTTGGCATTGCTGGTTGGATTCAATTAGGAGTTGCATTAGCAGCACTTACAAAGTTAACAGCAGTATACAATGTAGCCCTTAAAGTTTTAGGTTTTGTTACTGTTGTTACTAGCCAGGCAACACTACATGCATTAAAGGTTGATCAACAAGCAGCAGCAGCAAAAGGAATGCATGCACTTGGTGCTCAAAAACTATTCCTTGCTTTAGCCACAGCAACATCAGGAGTGATTGCATATGTAAAAGCAACATATGCTGCAACTAAGGCAAACTTGGCTGCTGGAACTTCAACTGGCTTTTTTAATTTAAATCTGGCAGGTATGAGGGCTGGATTAATAGCAACAACAACTCTTATAAGAGCAAAAATAGTAGCAATGTATACGCTTGCAACGGCTACACTTACAGCAAATGGTGCTTTATTAACACTTAAGGCTACATTATTAACAGGTCTAGCATTCCTTAAAAAATACGCCAAGCAAATTGCTTTAATATTGGCAGCATTTCAAGCAATAGACTGGATTATAAGCAAGTTTAGCAAGAGCAGTGTAAAGTTATCAGCATCAGCACAGGCACTTTCTTATGAATTTTACAAGGCAGACCAAGCAACCACATCTATGGATGATGCTCTAAATAAGTACAGAGCCACACAAGATAAGGCAAATAAAGAGACCAAAGAACAAATTGAGTTAAGAAAACTTCTTGCAGGTATTACTGCAAAGAACGCTGCTGCAGACAAGAAGGCTGCAGAGCAAGAGAAAAAGGTTGCTGCTCTTAAGAAGCAAATTCAAGATAAGTATAAGGTAAAGATCACAGATCCAGCCACATATGAAGAGATTCAATTAACAGCAGTACAAAAGTTGCAGGAAAAGCAAAAAGATGCTGATGCTTCATTAAAAGAAAGAATTAAACTAAGAAAAGAAGAACTTGCTCTATTTGAAGCATTGAGTAAGAATGCTCAGAGATATTCAGATCTTCTTGTAGCCCTTGCAGATGAGAAATTGTCTACTCAAGAAATAGAACTTCTTGCTAAAAAGTGGGGCATGTCAATTGAAGCAGCCAAGACATACATCTATACAATCTTTGCTATTAAAGATAACAAGGTATCAGATGATGAAGTTGCAGCACTTGCACAAGCCTGGGGTATAAGCACAAGAGAAGCAGGAATGTATCTTGACTTTATTTCAAAGTTGAGAGATGACGGTAAGATTTCTGATTCTGATCTTCAAACTCTTATGGGTACTTGGAAACTAACCAAGCAAGAAGCAGAACGATATAAGGATGTTATCTTAAAAATTGAGTCTGATGGCGACATTTCAGACAAAGATATTACAGATTTGGCTAAAGCCTGGGGTGTGGGTAATAAGGAAGTTCTTGATTATCTAAATAAGATTAAGGCACCTGCTACATATTCAGGAACATTGTTTGAGCCTGCAGACATAGCATTTAATAAGTGGAGAGCAGCAAATAATGAACTTGATGAATACTTAAGAAAACTTAAGTTAAGTTCTGGTGGAACACCAACTACAGGTACAACTGGAACTACAGGCACAACTGGAACTACTGGAACTACAACAGCCACAGCAGCAACCACAGCATCAGCAATATCAGCAATTACCACGGCAACGACTACTAAAGCAATAAATGCAGCAGTAGCAGATGCAACAAAGGCTGGAGTATCTGCCTCAGAGATTGCAAATTCTATGGTTACTGGCCTTTTAAATCAAGGAGTCAGCACACAAAATGCTCTGTCTTCTGCAAGATACACAGGTCAGGCAATTGCAGCACAGCAAAGAGAAGAACAACTCGCTCTAGCAGCAGCAGAAAGAGAAAGAGTACTTGCTAGTTTTAAGGCTAAGGAAGCAGCAGATGCAGCAGCAGCAGCAGCCTCAGCAAGAACAATGGATTATGACGAAAGATTTAGATTCCAAGCATTCCAGGGTTCAAGTACTCTAGATGGTGCTAAGGGATTAATGGGAAGCAGCATGTCAGGATCTAGTGCACCAGTTATTAACATAAATGTTGCAGGATCTGTAACAACTGAAAACGATTTAGTTCAAACAGTTAGAAATGGACTACTTGCTGGTCAGACCAATGGA